TTGAGACAGCCCTTTGTAGTTCTCTATACCTCCGCTTTCCTCTATCTCACGCATTACAACGTGAGGATTAGGATTGAAGACCTTAAAACGTGTTATATTGTTCTCGTCTAAAGTCTGACGCTTTCCGTTTTTCGTCTTCTCACCTTTCCAATCGCAATGCGTTAAAATCTCCGTTACCTCTCCGTTGTCGTCCGTTTCCTTTAACCTGCATTGCTCAAAGGGTACGAAATTAACTTCTGTAATCGCTCCTAATACGTTATAATTAACGTGCAAAGCAAAGCCACCAAAACGTGTAATATCGTCTGCGACATGGTGCAATAAGTCGTCTATCGTTTCTTTGTCCCTATTGATAACCATTGCAGAGAGAAACTCATTATTTAAGCCGTAACCCTCAACAAATTTTTTATATCTATTAAGGCATAATTGTGCCGTGCCTGATGCGCTTGCAATAACGCTAATATTTTGAGGATATAAGTTATCTTCTCCATACCCTTGGATATTAAAACGCCTTTCAAAATTAACATCAAGTCTTCTTTGTGGTTTCTTTGCTGTCTTTACGTTCATAGCTTTGCTTTCACACGTTAATTAACTACTTTATTTGTTATCCTTTACATCTTCTTTCTTTGTAAAGTCTTCGTCCTCTTTCTTTTTTTTGTCCTCTGTAGTAAAGTCTTCGGGCAACTCATCAAAAATAACCGCTTGCTCTGGAAATGCTTTTAAATACTCTTCCGCAACCTCATCGGTTAGATTATCATTTGAGAACACTTTGCCCCCTTGAAAAGTAGGGCAATTGATAATAACCCCTGCTCTTAATACAAAATTCTTCTTTTCTGCCATCTTATTATTGTTTTTAAGATAATGAATTACTTCTACTAATGCATCATGGTAGCATTGTTGGCAACTCGTTGCAACAAACGTCTTTCCCAAAACCGCAAAATATAATTTTTCTATTTGGTTTTTATCGTAAGAACTGAAAGGATTGTCAAATCTCCCTTTCAGCTCCTCAATAATAGCCTTTGCTTCTTCTAATTCCATTTTACAATGTACTACCAACTAAAGACTTAAATTGCGTTTCTGTCGCCTTTGCGTCTGTATTGAAATAGAAGAGTGCCGACTTTGGTACGCTCGTTTCCTCTAATGTAACAAGCCAACCGCCGTCTGTGTCCTTACTGTATTTGTCATTATCAATACTCTTAGCACGTAAGCCTTGATAATAGCCATATACTTGGTATTCTGCCTTTCCGCTTTCACCCTTATGTGCGTTTCTTAAAATCAACACAAAAGAACCATTTGCCAAGCCGTCTATAATATCCCTTGATACTTCGGGGCTGTTATCCAAAATCGCAATAGGTATCTCATGTGTAAAGGTGTTGCGGTATGTACCTGTTGCTAACACTGTTTTAACACCGCTAAAGGGTGTTGCGCCTTGCTGTACAACTGAAAAGCCTTTTTTACTTTGCTTTAATACCAATGTTTTTAAGATATTCTTGTTGTCGGTATCAAAAACGCTCTGCGAAAAGTCTACATCGTTACGGTTAATAATAACCGCATTTGCTTCAAGACCTTTTACAAGTGGGCTATCGCAACTAACTGCTATGCCCTTGCTTATTATACTGTCACAAATTCCTGCCATTTGTCTTCCTCCTCTTAATAAGCAGCGTGGAACATATCGTCCTCAAGAATTTGAGTACCAATCTTACCAGCTGAATAAATGTAATTTCTTCTTTCTTTCTTATCAAACCATACGTCTAACTCTGAAAGCAAGCCGTTAGCGTTTGTACCTACTTGCAATTGGTTCATATTTGCCATTACTGCTCGGTATGGTTTATTTAACTTAGTTCCTGTATTCTCATACGCTCTAATCATGTTATCCCATGCACCCACACGTGCAATAGTCACACCATCGTATTTAGCAACGTCCAAACCATCAAAAAGAGTTTCCCACGGCATAATAGTAGAATAGCTCTTTTTCAAGTCCATAGTCAACGCATCTGCAAGCCCTTTTGTCATAAGAATAACCGCATTACTATCGTTTGTTATACGACTATCGGCATCTATTAGCATATTATCTAAAATATCCGTTGCAACCCCTTTAGCTAAAATAGCTTTCTTTTGTTCTTTAAATGTAGATTTTGTGTTTGCGTCAATAGATGTAAGCTGTTCGCTGTTAGTTGTGCAACGTTTAAAGATACGTTTAAATAAACCATCGCAAGTGGTAAACATTTCTGTTTTAGAACCCTCCTTAAGCTGACCGCCTGCACTTACTAACTTAGCGTCTTTATCGCCAAACCAAGCAAAACGCCAAAGCATACGTTTCATCTGTTGCTCCAATGCTGGGCGAATGATATAAGACATAAATTCAGTTGTTGTTAAATCTGCAACATCTGTTCCTGTCTTCAATGTGTACTCGGCAATAGTGCCTTGTAAGCTCTCGTAACAAATCTTAATAGGTATTTGCCAATCGCCAAGCTCCCAACGCTTCTGTGAGCTAATAACACCCACCTCGCTATAGGTAGGGTCGCAACCTGCGCCTGCTACTCCTACGTCCTCAAGACCTCCATAGAAAGCAACTGGGTCGCCGTTAACAACCTTGCGTAAGTTGATAAACTTCATTAAGTCCTCATCTTGATAGATGCTTAATGGTATTAACTCTTTTAAGTCTGTAATATCTTTTGGATTTACAGAAATGTTTTCAAAAAATTTAGACATCGTTATTTTACCTTTCTTTTTTTATTTTTTATACTCTCCCTTTTTTCTCGCTTCAATCTCTGCACGCATTGGAGACATTTCCTCCGCTGTCGTCTTCGCCTTGCTTCCGTCTGGCTTACGTCCATCGGGTTTGTAGTTACTTGAAATCTTTGCAAGTGCCTTTTCACCGCCTGCAATCTTCACAGCATTTAAGATACGCAAGTCCTCGGTTGTCTTTGCGTTTGCCTTTGCTGTTTCGTTCTCTTTCTCAAGTTCTGCAATACGTTCCTTAAGTTCTTCTACCTCTTTCTCGAGTTCCTCGATACGTGTTTGTTCGTCTTCGCCCTCGTTCTTAGCACCTTTGTTGTCCTCTTTGATTTCAGTGATAACACCGTTCTCAACAACAATAGTTTTGCCGTCTGGCATAACAAACTCGCCATCGGGTGACGCTACATCACCTACTTGTGGCTCGCCCTCCTCTCTTTCAATTGTTAGCACTGTGCCGTCTGTCGCTGATAGCTCCATACCTTTGGCAAACTCTTCGATACTCGTTAAACCAAGTTTTGCTAATACTCGGTTTAAAACAGAGGCTTTAACCTCTACTTTCTCATCTTTCTTTTTTTTCATTTGTTCTTGATTTTTATTGTTTAACACTCTGTTTTGTTTCCTCGCTGATATTGGTGCTATTATCTCACCTATAAGCCCAAGTTGCTTTGCTTCCTCAACGCCTATATATTTATCTTCATTCATTAAGGCTTGCATCTCCTCCTTATCGCACCCACAACGCTCAACGTATAGGTTTAAAATCTTTTCTTGTTGCTCTCTTAATGCGTTTTCATGTTTCTTTAAGTCGTCCGCTGTTAGTACATTGTCTAAACACCAACCAGGCATCCACGGATTATGTACGCATATTTGTGCGCTATTATAAGCCTTTCGCCTTTCCTTTGGTGCTGACATCAAAATAACGGTTGCCATTGATGCTGCGTTGCCCTCGACAATACACGTTATTTCTTTGCCTGTAGCTCTTAATCGGTCATAAATGCTCCAACCCTCAATGCACGAGCCACCGCTACAATGTAGGCGTACTTCTATTTCGTTATCATCTTCAGGAATACTCTCGCAAAACTCGTCTATATCCTTAAAACATACACCCTCCGAAAGACCCCAAAAACGACTTTCTGCCTTTTCGTCTTCCGTCTGAATATCATTATAAATCTTTATTACTGCCATAACGTTTATTTAATTGTTTCCACAAAGTTAATTTATTATATAAATTAAAATATTTATATTCATAAAGGAACACTCGCATAAGATGAGAGAATAAAAAAAGAACCTGCCATAAAAGACAAGTTCTAATTTATTTAAACAACTGTTTGCTCCATTCGTTTTATTACTCTGTAAAACGTTGCAAGACTACAGCCATGTTCCTCACTCAAATAATAGGCTATATAACCTATCTTGTGCTTCTCTTCCTTTAAACGCTTATATTCCTCGTAAAGTTCTAAATATTTTACATCTTTAGGGTCTATCTCGTTTGCGTTCAAAGTTAATAATAAGCTCTTAGTAGATTTTAATAACTCGTATTCTGTCATATCTTTATCCTAATGTAGACAACCTTTCTATTGCTTCAACTCTATTTTTTACATTCGTTACCTCTTCTACACTTACAACTGGGCGTGGTGCTAACGCCATACCCCTTGCCACGGCTCTTGCAAGAAACTCTTCGCCTATCTGTTGCTGTGTACTCATATTGTTCATAACAATAGGAACACCTCCGCCTATCTGATTAAAGGCACTTAACGCTGGTGCAAACATACTTGTTGCGCTTGCCGTTAACACGCTTTCTCCGTTAGATAAGTGTGCTGGTATGCTATCACTCGTGCCACTGCCTGCACCTTGCACAAGTCCGCCATCTGCAAACTTAGCAGAGTTAACCATTTTAGTGGCTGATGTAATACCCCCTAACACATGGGCTACCGCTGTAGCAATAGCTCCCAAGTTAGCAGGAAAGGGGACATCTGCACTTGATTTTATCGCTTTGGCAACCGCTACACCAGAGTTGATAGCAATTTCCGCTAATGCTAACGCTTTAGATGCTTGTGCTAACGTTTTACTCTTACCGCTAAACGCTTCCGCTAATGATTGTGCCGTACTAATAGCATTACCAAAGTTTTCCAAACTTTTTATATCTTCCTCGATAACACCGCTTTTAAAGTTCTTCTTCGCTTCGTTTACATTTTTCAATAGCTCTAACTTTCTAAGCTCAAAAGCTTCAATCGTTTCGCCCTCTTTCTGCTGTGCGCTTTCTAATAACGCTTGCTTTTCCTCAAGTCGTAAGCGTAATAATTGCAATTCCTTGCTTTCTCCGTCTTCGTTATCTCCGTTTAGCTCTATCTCTAATGCTGACTTCTTGAATTTCTCACCGATTGCTTTTTCTTGTTCCTCTATTAGCTTGTTATGATACTCTTTGCGTGCGTCCTCCTGCTTTTGATAGAACTTTTCAGTAATTGAATTTAGTAGGTTGTTTTTCTCCTCCTCACTCATTACCTTGCGCCTTGCTTCCTCTAATTCTAATTGGTACTCATCGTTTATTAGCTTTATCTTTAAGTTATATTCTTCCTTGCTTCCTTTCTCAACCGTTTCAAGCATATTTTTATAATATTCCTCTTCACGTTTGATTTTCTCTTCTTTTACCGTTACATCAAATTCAGAAAGCTTTTTGTCCTTTATCTGCTCTAATATCTGTATTTGTGCCGTTAACGCTTTTCTTGCTTTTGTCGTTAAGCCTTTTTCTGTGTCTAATCGCTTCTTAACGTCTGCAATCTGTCTATTATAGCCTAATTCTATTGCTTTACGTCTTTCTTCCTCCGTCTGCTCGATTATCTCGGTTAACAAGTCTTCGGCTCTTCTGATAGCTTCTACTTCCTTTTTTGCCATCTCCTCTGCAGAGGTCTTTTTGTCGCTTCCTCCGCCTTTGCTTTTGCTCTTTGTGTCCTTATCCTTATCTTTTGTGAGGTCTGAAAGTAAATCATTGGTGCTATTGCCATGCTTTTCTATGTACGTGGGTATTACAATATGGTTCATTTTATTACCCTTTATTGTGCTATTTATACCATCTATATAGTTTTGCACCGTATCTTTAGCGAACGACTTAACATCGCCCCATGCTTCCTTAAATGTTGCTGTGTAACTGCTAAATAAGCCGTTAACACCTTTCTTTATCTTATCAAAAGAGAACGTTGCTATACCCTCTATAATATCGCCCCACGCTTTTGCATATCGTCCTACTGCTTTAAAACCATCTATTATAATATTAAAGACTAATTTGCTCGCATTCCAAAGATTTTTAAAGTTAACAATCAACCCATGTATGCCAGCTCTAAACAGCATGCTTTGATTGTACATATCTATGAAGTAGTTAATAGTAGATATTAAGCCTTTCAGTAGTGCCGTTATTCCTTGTGTCGTTAATAGCTTCACTTGTGAAATCATACCGCCAAAGCCTTTATCACTCATATCAAACAAAGCGGACATCGTTTTATTTAGTTCTGCGTTCGCCTTTCGTTGTGCGTTCATCTTCTCACCCCACTTGCCTGTAGTATCTTTAAGCTTGTTTAAGTCTACGTTCATAGTATCAAGCTGTTCTATCATCTTAATACCTGCATTTGCACCTTGCTTTCCGAACACATCTTTTAAGACTGCCCCCATTTCTTTGCTATCGTGGGGTATTGTCTTCATCTTAGTGCTAATCTCTTTCAGAACGTCAAACGTGGACTTTGTGCCGTCCCTTAAGTCTTTCTGCACTTTCTTTGAGCTTATTCCTATATCGTCTAATGCTTTGGCTGTAGACGAGGACATCTCACGTATCTTCTTGCTTCCCATTTGGATAAGCGCAAGCCCACCATCGCTAAAAATACCGCTTCTCGTCTGTTGTATAGTCGCAACAAGTTCTTGCCCACTTATCTTTGCATCGTGAAATGCTGGTGCATATTGCTTAATTTTATCAATCATATCACCATTAAGGTCTGCACCTGCTTGAAAGCCATCATTTACTATCTTTAAAGCTTCTTTTGCGCTATATCCGTATTGTGCTTGCAACGTGTCAACGGCTTCTAACGTTTCTTTAAAGTCTTTGCCGTAAGTGTCTGCCGTTGCTTGTATATCACTTCTAACAGCCTTTAACTCTTTTCCTGTAAGCCCTGTAAATTCACGTGTTAAACGTGTACTCTCTAATATACCCTTATTGTAATCGTAAAACCATTTAAAAGCTACACCTACCCCTGCAATACCTGCAAGTGCAAGAAATACGGGGTTTGTCATAAAACCCATAAGCGTTGTGCCGAAAGCCTTTGCGTTTGTTATCGCACCATCAAAAACACCTTTTAAACCCTTGCCGTTTGCGCTCATCTTTAAAATAGAGTTGGCAAAGCTGTTGTTAACTCCTAACGCTGACTTTATAGAACCCTCATAATTTCCTACATTTCGTTGAAAGCGTTGTGTTTGCTCTTCTGCTGTCTTAAGCTCATTTGTTATTTCGTTTATATGCTTTTTAAGCTCCTGACCCTTTGCGCCCTCACGCTCCGCCCTTGAAAGAGAGTCATATTCCTTTGTAGCGTTGCTTAACTCCGCCCTTAGCGAACGCAACGACCCCTCTTGCTCTCGTTCTGTCTTAATATTGTTTTGTATCTCTTTCGATAACTCCCTAATAGTACCCTTGTGTGTCTTCACCTCCTCATCAATAGCGGCTAAACTCGTGGCGTACTCATCATAAGTAACCTTACCATTCTTGAAATTTTCTTTTAACTCTTCCTGCGCCTTTGATAACTCCGCAAGTTTTTCTTTATATCTTACTATTCCGTAAATAGCATCTTCATATCTCACCTTAAGGTTGAGTATCTGTTGTTCTTCTGTGTTCATAGCTTATCAATTAAAATAAAGTTGTAAAAAAGTAACATCTGCAAACCCTACGCCCTCCGACTTAATGTTTACCACTGCGAAGTAACTACCATATTGCGCCAAATAAATAGGCTTTGTTTCGTCAAAGTCTACAAGCTCTATATCTCGTATCTTTACACGTTCGGTTATAAACTTGGCTTTCTGTAGTGTCGTGCGTAAGTTCTTATATTTTGTTTCTATTATCTCTTGCATATCAAAGTCAAAAGACGCAACCGCATTCTTATTGCTGTCTTCTTTTAACTTAAATACTCTATCTTTACATGCGCTGTATTGCCGTTCTTTGTCTTCTTGTGGAGCTGTGGGGTCTAACTGTGGACTTCCCCAAAAGTCCTCTATTAAATAACCCTCTTCGTCTACTAATACCTTTCCATCGTATTTATACATTGGCACGTTGTCCGAAGATGCTACAAACGGAAATTGAAATATCACCTTTGATAACTCAAGTGTTTTATTATCTATCGTTAAATTGCCGTTATATTTGTCTTTTAATGCTTCCTCGTCTTCTTTCCATTTATACCAATTGTTTTGCGCATAACCACTAACAACAAACGTTATATCTTTAGGCTTGCTTTCCTCTCCGCTTCTTATTATTCGTGCCGTCCAATCAAGTGCTTTTGCTTTGTTCTTCCATATCGTATTAAAGGGGACAAACTCCACAGTATTATTGTTTGTGTTTTGCTTTGGAAACGTTCCTGTAATCACCGATAAGAATTTCACAAAGTCGGTTATCTTAATGTTAGGTAGGTTGTGTGCAATAGGAAAGAACCCACCATAAGGCACGTTCTCATTTTTAGGGAGACGCGCTATAATCTTACCGCCTAAAAAACGAGTACACGTATCATATGCCGTTCCTGTGGTTTCTTGGCTCCAATAAAAAGTAACCTCGCTATCTTTTTTAAATCCTATTTCTCCACGCCCATAACAAAATAGTTCCATAGTTTCATTATTGGTGTCACTTTTCCAATAGCCGTTTTCGCCTATAAAGTATCTTTTAGTTTCTTCGCCATCTTTCTTTACTATTATAGAAAGATAAAAAGGGTTATGCCCATAAATAGATAAATCATAATCTAATCCGTTTAACATGCTTTTAAAACGACTTTCTTTGAATTCATATTTACATACTCCTTCAAAATGAAGTATTACATCTTCTGCAACCGTTAATATATCCTTGTTACCATCATTTCCAAGTTTGAAAAACGAACTTTCTTTATTCATTTGTACGCTTGCATATCCCGACCCAAACTCATCGATTGCCATTAAATCACAATCAAGAATGCCGTCAAACGTTAACTTGTTAGCTTTTTTATTTATTAAAGGCATAATAAGATTGTCTACATATTCGTGTGCTTCATCTTTAAACTGAAAATCTACGTTCTTAGTAGTTCTTATTAAGTCTAACACATAAGACGCTTTTGCCACTGGGTGCAAATATTCTATTTCTTCCTCCTTTGCATTATCACCCAATCCCATTCTTTTTAAAAACTCATTATGGTCGTTATTTACTTTTTTTAGGTCTACATCTCCCTCGTTATAATTCCAATCTGGCGACATCATATAAAGCCAAAGTTCATACCAACGCTTTTCTCTCATTTGGTAATTTTTCCACCGCACTTTATATTCCTTATGCTCATACTTCAAAGGGTTATATTTAGCATAAAAGAATTTACTCTTTAACGCTTCCTCGTAAGTGGCTACCTTATTACGTCTTTTAAAAGCTATTCTGTCTTTGCTCTCTAACTTATTAAGCGTTAACCCTGCATTTACTATCGTGCTGAAATTAGAGAACAAACCCCAAAAAATAGATACCTCAATATCTTTCTCCGTCACCTTTAATATCGTAACCCTGCCATCTCTAATAAGTTCTAAACCATTACGAAAATAGCGTACACGATGGAACTTATAAGCGTATTCTCCTTTTTCCTGCACCATATCGATATGGTTTAATATTCGTTTGTTTCTCGGTGTCTTAGGTAAACGTACAGAATACGTGCTATTAGATGCTATCTGTGTAACATCTCTAAATAAATTACTTTGTATATTTAGAATTATCTTTGTTTCACTTCCTAAATCTACAAGCTCATCATCAATATATAAACGTTCATCTATCATAAGGCTATAGTTTTTGAATGTTAACCTCTGGCAATACCATGCTACAAATAAAGTCCTGCAATGTGGCGTGTGTCTTCACATAAGAACCAGCCACAACACTAACAGATACCCACTGCGGTTTGCTCTCCTCGTTATAACCTACTAATAAGTCCACTACGGGGCTTGTTGTTATATCTCTTAACATCTCCCACGTCTGACTATCAACCAAAGGCGCACAGATAGGAACAACGCTCTCCATTGTCTTTAATTGAAAGCGACCTGAAAAACTATCATTATACCCTAAATCTTTGTTATTCCTTATTATCGTTTCGCCTGCCGTCTTTATTTGCTCTTCGCCACCCTTGAATAGGTAATAACAATAAAAGCCGTGTCTATCTACCCAACGCAAATAATAACCTTTATAACAATCATCGGCTACCTTTATATGAAGTCTTTCCGTGAAAGCACCTTGCGAATGCTCTCTTACGATATATAAGCTTTTCGCTTTCATATCCTCGGTGATTGGTATATTCCACATTCCTTGCTCACTTACATTTATCGGTCTTGCTGTTTCTCCCATGTCTATAGACATAAATTTTTCCCTCTCTGCATAGATGCCAAATGTAAAGGGGTAACCCTTGAAGTACGTTAACGTTCTAAAGGTGTTAAACTCTTCGCCCTTTGCCTTGTTTAATGCACCCCAAACAAAGAAAGCATCAAACTGAAACTCTACAATATCAAAGCTATTTGTAGGCTGTAAATTTTCTTCCGCCTCAACAAATACCTTTGCGCCAACAATAAATTGCAAAGCTATCCCCATATCTGACCTTTCGACACCATCGTAATTAACATTCTTAAAAGTCATACTATCAAAATATGATTGAATGTAATCTTTTATATCAATATAGCACCTATCTTTGAAAGCATCTAACACAAAATCTACATTGTACACCTCACTTCCTTTTCTTTTTATTTGCACCTCTATTAGTTCTAAATCTTTCCCCTCAACAACTAACAAGCAATCGTTAAACGCAAAGCCTACCTCGTTAGGGTATTTTAGTGTTACACCTTTCTTTTCCTCCGTTCTCATACCTCAATATTATTTATTTTTATGTTCTCCGCTTCTACCTTTAATGCTCCTGCAATACGACTTCTTATTCGTTCTATCGCCTGTGGTACTTCATTAGAATAAATATCTGCCCTACCACCTACACGAAATAACTTTGTACCCTCTCGCTTTATCTTTCTTGCTATAAAATACGATAAGCTCATATCGCCACGCTCTTGTGCCGTATACTTATGCGGTCTATCCGTTTTATATGGTATCGGGTTTGCCTTTATTCCTTTGTTGTTTAACCATTCACGAATGATGTCTTGAAAGTTATAAGGGACGTGTCCTCCTTTGCGTCCTGTTTCCAACACATCAAAGAACGAACGACCCCAAAGAATACCCTCGCCACTTTTTAACTCAATTCTTAGGCTGTCCGCTGTCCGTCCGCTCGCTTTCTGTCCTGCGTGCAAATGGTGTTCTACGATATTCTTTTTTAGCTGTTCGAGTTCCTCTCGTATTATGCTATTTGCTTCCGTTATTAGTATCATAAGCAAATGCCTGACCTTTCTTGTACTTCTAATTCTAAGATAATACCCGTATAATAAGAACTTGCCTTTTCTAATACTGTGGTATATTTAATATTTTCCCCAATAGGCTCAAAGTAACGGCTGTTATTCATTTCGTTAACAAATGCTATTGCCGTCTTTTTCATTCGTGTGTAAACCTCTTCGTTGTCTTCTCCGTTTGCATCTCTTACAACCTTATCGGCGAAAGCTATTAACACGTTCTCACTATCTTTTACACCGCTACGTGTGAAACTAATTACACCCCCCGTTGGTAATATAAACGCTATAGCAGGCAAAGGAACTCTGTCTAATATCTCTGAAACTTCGTACCAATCACCAAAAACATAGCTATATTCTGCAAATTTCTCTTTTGCTATCTCTCTTATCTTATTCTCAATGCTCATCTCTATAAATCTTTGATAAACGTTCTTTAAACTCTTTAGTCTTGTTGTCCATCTCTAAACACTTATATACACGTCCCCACGTGACTTTTGTCACCTCTTCGTGGTCTGTTATCCCCATTCGTAAAGCATACCAATCAATTAAACCAAACACCCCAAACTTAAGCTCGTTAATACCTGCAAGCTCTTCCTCCTTGCTCGGCTTTCCTTTAACGCTATCAAAAAGCGTGTTTATTATCTTTACTTGTGATAACACCCACCCACAAAAACGCACAATATCAACCGCAAAGCATTCGTCTACCTCCTTACGTGTTAAGCTTAACAATACCTCACAAGTAAGATAAAACATTTCCTTTCCGCTCTTGCACTCTGACAACTGCACCATTTGTCCTATTGTTAAGTCATTCAAATTGCATGGTGTGTTTTTACCTGCTACACGCAAAGGACGTGTAAAGCGTTCTAACTCTAAATGCTCGGTGTCTCTGCTAAACTCGGCTCTTATTATCCATTCTTTAAACCTCGTGCTTTCATTCATAACTAATCTAATTTATTATAGTGTGCTTTTGGCGCACTTCTACGTTTAACGTTTAATTTCATCATCGCAAAGTAACGTATTGCGTCTATAGCGTGGTTATATTTATCTATCGGCTTATTCGTTTTGTTGCCGTCTCTGTCCGTTTCCCATTTGTAGGCTTGCATTTCCTCAATGAGTGGCGTTGAACGCCTTGTAACGTTTATTTTGTACCTATGTAATACGTCAATACCTACGGCAATACTATCTTTACCCTTTGAAGTAGGAACAACCCACAAACCTAAATTATTTAATTCCGCTATACTCTTAGGTTCTGCGCTATCTGCTACAATCTGCGTCTTACGAGTTATTCCGTTTGCTTTCGCCTTATCTGCAATCATCGGGTTTGTTAGCTCCGTTTCATATACAAGTAAATCAACCCAAAGCTCACCGTGTGCAATAACACACTGCACTAATGCTGTAGGGTCGTTTGTAAAACCGAAGTCAAGTCCATAACCATGTAGCTTCCATTCCTCACGGCTCGGCAATTCGTCTACAATAGAAAAGTTAGGAAAGATAACACCGCTAAGCTTACCTGTTAACCCACGAGCATATACTTTAAATAGTTCTTCGTCTTCTATCGCTTCTATTCGTGCATGCTCTTCTGCTGTTAAGAAAGGGTTACCTCTGTGGTCTGATATTATTAGCTTTACTCCCTTACGTCCTATTACATCATTATGCACCCAAAAACGCTCGGAGGGGTTGTAGTCTAAATAAACCTTTTGCCGTGTACGTATTGATAACTGCCAATAAATAGAATAGCTCACACCATTTGCTTCGTTAATAAACAGAAAATCTCTTTTTCCGTTCTTTGCGTCCTGCTCATTCTGATAGCTCTTAAATTCTATTATAGAGTTATTCGCACCTTGAAAGAAACTACCGCTTTCGTTAAACTTGAAAAACTTACCCAACCACTCACTGCCGTTAACTATTGTTTTTGCATCACGCATCGCACCTACTTTTAGGTTTGGTAAGTCTTGCCCTGCAACCGTTATCACGCAACCGTTATTATTAAGCGCATGAAAAATTAAAACCTGCATAAGTGTGTAGGTCTTACCTGAACTCGTCCCCCCTTGATTAACAAAGGTTCTGCAATTCTCGTCTGTGTTTGCGTTAAACAGTTCCTCAATAGCTTTAAATATCATGCTTTATATCTCTACTTCGTCTTCGCTTTCTGCTGGTTGGTGGTCTGTACTAACAAAGCCTATTTCTATTTTACTGTTTACGTTGCCGTTTATATCGACATAATTTTGTGCTATAGCCTTTCTTTCCTCATCGGTGCAAATCATTCTGTACACCGCAAGCAATTCTGATGCTTTATCACTACCCCTTAATTTAGCACGTATTTCTTTTTTCCCTATTATTTTGTTTTTTTCGATTAGCTCCAACAGCTCGTTATATTCTTCTGAACCTTTAGGAAACCATTTATAAAGAGTGGGTTTTGATATTGGTAACTCTGCAATAAGGTCTTCTATAAACAAAATAGTCTTATCCTCGGCTATTAGTTTTTTTGCCTGCTTTATTATTTTTTCTTTGTCCTTTTTAGTGTGCATCTTCTTAGGTGTTAAATTCGTTAATACTGTTTGTTATCCAAGTGTTTTTATAATCTCTTTTTCGTACTTACTGATGGTTGTTTCGTTAGCTTTAATTTGTGATAATTTTGTGTGTTCTGTGTTCATAAAAACTATTTTCTTTTTTACTTTTTAGTTATCCCTTTAGTAGTGTAAATGAAATATTTACTTTTATAAAGTAATTATCTTTACAAAGATACGTAATTTATTTACGATATGCACGGTTTAAAACAAAAAAATGAGGGTGCTACCATCACGATAACACCCCCACAGAAAAGCAACAAGAAACGTATATTATTTTATTAAGCTATGCGTTTATCATCTACCGTGTATTCACACCTTATCGCTACAATTCCTGCTTATTATCTGTATTAACTGCATTTCTTTAGATTATTTAGTTTATGTGTTAATTCTGTTATTTTTCTGTACTTATCTTCAAAGTAACTACCGCCCATGCCTATGTTAGCGTTTAAATCTTCGTATAGCTTGTTTATTTCAGCTCTTAGCTTTTGCACTTTATCTGTTGGTGCCGTACTATCTTCTTGCTCCTTTGTTTTCTCGTCATCTGTTTTGTGTTCTTTCTCGTATGGTTCTATCTCAAACTCTGCTTTAGGTATTTTGAAGACAATATTACCGTCTTTTGTATTCTCTTGTTTGAGCTTTGAAAAATATCTATCATAAAGACTAAGAAAGCACGATTGCCCTTTCATTATTACTTTTACATAATCTCCCTTGCAAGAAAGGATATTATCTTTTTCATAATGATATATAGTTCCTTTTCCTTTTCTAAGTAGGTTACTACCCATATTTTTCTGATATGCGTATTTGTTGTAATATAACCTTGTTGGTTTGTGTTTTATTCTGTATGCTTCCATGTTGCTGTTGTTTTAATAAGTTGTCGTTTCTATTTTGTAATTATTTTTCTGTAACAAATAGACAAAAAAAACCGCCAAGACTTTTGTCTAAGCGGTTAAATTATTCCTCTTTTAGGAAAATTACCAAAGCGCAACCTTGCCTATTTCTCCGAGGTCAAGTGATGCTGTAGCTACTCCAAGAGCTTTGAAAACCCTGCTCATTGTTGGTATGCTAATGCTGTATCCCTTTTCTAATCGTGATATCTGTGCGCGTTTAACACCAATGCGGTCGCCTAACTCTTCTTGCGTGAGGTTCTGCTCTACTCTTGCTTTCTTTATTGCTTCTCCAATTCTATAAGCGTGTAAAGCTTCCTCTACCTTTCGCTCGTGTTCGTCCCGTACTGGAGTGCCGATAGAGCCTAAAGCCTCATCAAGTACTTCACTCATTGAATACATTTTAAACTTTCCTACTTGCTTCATGCCTTTTATTCTTTTTCGTTAAAATACTCTATTCTTATTCTCTCCGCCTTGGCAATCTCCTTTGGCGGTGTTTTCTGTGTCTTTTTAACTACGCCATGCGTAGCTACTACCAAAGCGTTGTTGCTTGTGTCCCAAAAAGCAAATAGGCGGTATTGTATGCCGTTGTAAAGGGTGCGGAACTCCCAAATATCAGACCCTTCCAATTTCTTAAACAACTCTGCATTCTGTTCTCCCGATGCAATTCGATGAGTATTGTAGAGTACCTTCTTCATTGCCGACTGAGGGAGACTGAGGACGAATTCCTTTGCTTCCTTCAACATTATTAACTCAAATCCTTTTGCCATATTAAGACTTTATTTGTTGATGCAAAGATATTAGAATGTTTCCAATATGCAAAACATTTAGCTATTTTTTTAGTCTTGTATTACTTTCTTTCTCTTTTCAAAAATAGCTCTGATAGCTTTTGCGTCTTCCTCCGCTTCCTTGCGTTCGCTTAAAAGATAGTAATTGCCTAAATTATAATTTTCATTATCAGAAGTATCATTAATGTCTGTTATTTCATAGACGCATATACCTCTACCTATAAATAGATACTTTTCACCTTTTTTTGCTCTCTTTCTTATTTTCTCCATCTCTTTTGTTTCTGCGTTCCAATGCAAACCTTTTGTTTTTAGGTCGTCAAAGAACGCTCGCTTTTCCTCCTTTGTTGTGTGGCGAAAATAGGAAATATCCCAACATGAATTAGATGCGTTGGCACTATTGTAATAATTACAAAAAATGCTTTTTGCTTCGTCGGTATAACATTTAAATATGACGACCCTACTTGATGCTGTCGAGTGCAAAATATCTCCATCTTTAAACTCTTCTTGTTCTCTCTTTTCGATAACAATTGTATTCTCTTTGATAGTTGCCTTGCAACCTGCTGGGACCTGTATTGCGTCCCCTGCGCTTAATTTTATTTCCATAGTTATTTTATTTATTTGTTTGTTTGTGTTTAGTGATTGAACCTTAATTGTTTCACTGGTCTTACCTGTTCTTCTCGTATACTCGTAATAAGTTGTTCCATTGGCATTGGTGAAATAAATGTACTCTCCCGTCCAATCATCTTTAAAACGATACACCTTTACACCATTGCATTCAAACAAAAACACGACATCATAGTCTTTTAATCTTTGCTCATACTCTTGCTTTCGTATTTGCTCTTTTGTTAATTTTGGCTTTGGTGGTTCTGGCTTCTTTCTAATCTCATAGCCACAAGACGCAACTACTATTGCTAACACTGATAATAAAATTAGTTTCTTCATATCCTATTATTTTTTTATTTTATTCACACAATCCATGATATAAACTCATACAACTATATCCCTCATCTGGCTCAAACATATCAATCTCCACATCATTGCGGTTAACGTATTGAAAAACTTCCTGCACTGTAGGAAATTCACCATTAGCGCAAAATCGTTTAGGAATATAAGACGGTGAAAAAAACGAGGAACCTCGCTTTGTGTCTGTTTTCATTCTCTGCTCTGCTTTGAGTAAGCGTCCACTTGCCCATTCATCTTTTGATATAAGTTGTATCTCACTTTTTCTGCACATTACGCATGGAAAACAGCCGACTCTTGCAAACCCACGCTTATACAAAGGATTTGGTTGCTGACCATTCTCTAATATATAATCTATTACATCTTGTGAAGACCATTTGAAAATAGGTCTTAAAACTGAAGCATCATGAGTTTCGCACCATTTTTTTACGGCTTTCTTATTATATAAATTCTTTGCTTCTTTACTAAAATATTCTTTAAAGTAAGCGCATTCGACGTCCAAATTTGCTCGTTTTGCGCTTTCTGCTCCCCTAATTCCTTGAATAATAATAAAACTTTCGTCTTGTGATAAAATATAATCGACCATTGGAATTATTTTTAATTCTGAGGTACAAAAACGGCGAGTAGTCGATGGAAAACGTGTCTTTTTTATCGACATGTCCACAAAATCTTTATATTTATTATTTCGTAAAATGATTAAATTAACATCTAAGATTTTACAAATATTATTTATATGATTATAAGTATCCTTGTGTTCCCATCCTGTATCACAAAAGACCGCTGTAATACGTTCTTTACCATATTTTTTTACCGCCCAGATAAGACACGCTTGGCTGTCTTTTCCTCCACTAAATTGTACTATTATTTTCATATCCTATTATTCGTTATTAAATTGTGTTACTACTAATGTAAATACTACTGTGATTAAGACTGCTATTGAAACTAATAGCAGAGTACTCTCTACTGGGCTTAAACCTGCAAAAAAATCTTTCATGTTTTTATTTATAATTCTTCTTTTTCAAATTCTGTTTTTGGAACTCTACCTGTCATAAATGCGCAATAAGGCTTCAATGATGGAAAAAATCTTTCATTTTCTCTATAAAGTTTGCTCTTTTCTTTAAATGAGATAAAAACAAAAGAGTCTGTTCCGTTTAATACATTATTATTTGTCAAATAAACTTTACCTGTTTTTGATAAGTTATTTCCATTAACTGTAGGCTGATAATACAATCCTGTTGGTTTGTGCTTAATTCTATATGGTTTCATAAATAGAACTTTTAAAAATTTTGTGCTTTATCGTTTTCTAAATCGTTATACATCGCTTCTACATATTCTACAATGCGCTTATATTCTCTTCCGCTAACCTCGCTATCTTTATACGCTTTTTCTATTAGCTCCTCTCCTGTACCATAGAAACAGCCTACTTTCCACTTTCTATTTGAGCGTGTGTAGGTGAAATATCGTCCAGAAGACCAAGTATTTTTACCTACGTAATAGTCGCTTGTTTTGGTGATTACTGCATCACCGCAAACTTGTGCATCACCGTAAACTACTGCATCACCGCGAACTTGTGCATCATCGTAAACTTGTGCATTACCGTAAACTTTTGCATCACCGTAAACTTCTGCATTACCGTAAACTTCTGCATTACCGTAAACTTTTGCATTACCATCGTGAATTAAGTTCTTTTCTTTTTCGATATACCCTCCGAGTTCTCCTTTCGCTACATCTCCAAAGTCCCTAAGTGCTTCAATACGATACAGTGTTTTACCGTAAAACTCTTTTGTTAAATCTTCTCTTAACTTATATTTCTTTTCCATGATTGATAATATTTTATTTGTTATTTGTATTCAAAAAGTAAGCTTACTATTTTCACAAACCGCAAGCCCTATAATAAACATAATCATAAACAATTATTTGCCTGTGCTTCCGTATCCGTTTGTTCCACGTTCCGTTGTGGAAAGCTCCTCAACCTCTTCAAACTCTATTTGTGGGTAGGGTAGGATAATGAGTTGTGCAAAACGTTCGCCAATATGGTACTTCTCGGGTTGCAAAAGTGTTGTTTTTTGAAACACTGCTGTAACCTCACCACGATAGCCACTATCAATAACACCGACAGAGTCTGTGAGTAGTAAATCTTTATTTGCGTTGCTACTGCGTGGAAAGAGTAAACCTACATATCCTTGTGGTATCTCAAAGGCAAGTCCGCTATAATACTTTACTTTGCCTTTCTTATGCTTTACTTTTGTAACCGTTAAATCAACTCCTGCGTCACCACTTTTAGCGTAACGTGGTATAACGGCATTCTCTACTAACTTTTTAATTTTTACTTTCATTGTTCTTATTTGTTTTATATGGTTTATAAAATCTTATTTTATGTATGATGTTTTTAAACAAAAAAAGGGCATGGACTTTAATCCATACCCTAAGCACCAAAGTGTAATAAATAAAAGTGAAAATGGTGCTAAATATTTTATATTACGTTTAAAGGTTATCTACTGCTTTTCTTATTTTATTCGCTATATCTGTTAATGCTCCTTTTAAACGTTCCTTTTCTTCGTCTGTAAAAGACGCCTTATTTCCGACCTTATCAATCTCATTTATTCGTGTATAAATCCAATTTGCGTCTTTATCGAAATAATCGTGTGATATTTCACCCCAAAGAAGATATAAAAGTATATCTTTTAGATGTTCTTTTACCGCAATATCATTATTATTTGTTTTCATATCTTATTTGTTTTATTGTTTCCCCCATTATAGGGGTATTATTACCCCCATAATTTAAGTTGAACTTCTCTGTTTAAAGGTTTCTCAATAAGTTCTTCAAAAGCTCCTATTAGTCCCCATTTAAGATTTCTTCTATCATCGGGTAGAATTGTTCTGTAATTTCTAATCAATTCTAAAAGTTCAAATTCACTTTCTAAAACCTTAATTTTCTTAATCTTTTCCATTTTTCACTTTGTATTTATTACGCTACAAATATAGTATATTTTCTTTGAATTTCCAAATAAAAAAGACTCTTTTTCCATTATTTTTTTTGTGTCGTTGTAGCAACGAAAGACATCATAAGACAACGGTTTTATTACTCTTACTTTTAAGATACTCCGAATAACTAACAGCGTTCTTGCTTTCCTCTTCTAATCGTTTAAAATATTCCTCCTGCTCCAACCTGCTTATAATGGTATTTCTATACTCTACAAAGGACTTTAAAGCCTTAAGAATACGCATGGGGTCTACATATCCATACACCTCGCCATAATCTCCGTATTTCAATTTACAAAAGAACAATAATAACTCCGATAGCTTCAAATAATAAAAACGTGCTAATATAAGCTCTGATAACTCGTTTATAGCTTCAGAAACAAGTTTGTTATCTTCTTTTATACCTACGAAATTAAGAAAATCGTTTATTTCTAACTTTAACCAATCAATAGGTAACTCCTCACCGTACATCTTCTTTAACGCTATCAGTGTAGGTGTGTTCCCGTTTATGCACCTTTCGGGGTATTTAATACATTTTGTTTGTATGCTCGGGTTGTATTGTGATAACAGCTTCCATGCTTCTTTTTTGCCATTATCCGTAACGAGACATGATTTCATCGAAGAGTGCTTTATTTCGTGCTTCTCTCTTTGCACTATCTGTGCTATTGTCTGTTCCATTCTTTTTCTCCTTTCTGTTTGTTAGCCATCTATTCACCATGCTATCAATACGCTTTATCTTTTGTCCTCCCGTTGTTACCCAGCCTTGCGCATCATAGTAATAAAAAAAGTTTTCTGCTTCCTCGTCAGTCATTCCTTTGCTTCTGCAGACGCTTACAACCTCCTCGAGGGTGGGGGAGGGTGTGCTTCCTTTCTTTTGCGGTTTTTCAGTAGTTAAGTCAAGTTCTAACTCTCTAACTTCGTTTTTTTCCTTTTTTATATTTTCCTTTTTTATATTAGTTTTAGTTTTAGTTTTATTCAACTGTGCAGTAACCTGTGCAGTAACCTGTGCAGTAACCTGTGCATCAACCTGTGCATTTTTTGCACAGCTGTCGATAATAGAATATGTCGAAATAGGCTTTCCATTGTAAGTTTTATAATCAATTAACCCTGCCATCTTTAGGCGATTGCGTGTATCGTTAAATGTATGTCGACTGTTTATCCCAAGTTTTGCCATAATTTCTTTATTGTTCCTTTTGAAGCTTGGTTTCCACGATAGACTATTTGCTATCTTTAACAAGTAAAAATAAAGCGCAATATCTATTGGGCGGAATTCATACTCTTCACTTAGAACCCAGAAATTATTTATTAAACTGATATAATTCATCTTTACTGATTATCTATATACTCCCTAATAGCTTTTTTAAACTCTTCTAACGAACGACAAACAACGTATTTGTTTTTCATCTTCTTTGCCAACCTCTCATAATTCTTTTGGCTCTCTGACTGCTTGCCGACTGGTGTCTTCATCTCAATAGCAAGTGACGCATATCCGCCCATAGGTATTTGCAAAATAAGGTCGGCAACACCAGAACGAACACCCTCGTCACGCATAATCTTTGCCGTCCATGGGTTACGTGCCCCACCATTAGGAACGGCAAAAAACAGCGGTTCAATGCTTGGATAAGTCCGCCTAAACCATTCTACACACTGCTTTTGTATTTGGCTCTCTGTTAGTGGTTTCATTCTAATAACTTCCTTTAAACATATCAAAGGCAACATCTAACAACATTTGTTGCTTGCTTACCTTTCGTTCCTCTACATTGTCTATCGTACCCGTCACACCGTTAGCAATATCTTTCTTTGTCTGTATTAACTTGTACATATATTCATCTATTGTATCTTTGCCTAACAAATAAGTACACGTTACAGCGTTCTTTTGTCCGTTTCTGTGCGCTCTATCTTCTGCCTGACAACAATCGCTATAGGTCCACGGGAACTCAATAAATAGCACGTTTGAAGATGCTGTAAGCGTTAACCCAGTGCCACCGCTACGATAGTTTAATATTATTAGCTTTGTATTAGGGTCGTTCTGAAAAGCATCTACACTGCTTTGTTTTTCTTTGTCGTTATCGTCACCCGTAACCGTCACAGCATTTGGAAACTCTTTTTTTAAATCTCCAACTACCTGCTTTAAGAAACAAAAAACAATAAGCTTCTCACCGCCATCAATGATATTATGAATGAAATCTATAGCAGAATTTATCTTGCCTTTAGCCGATATTTGTTTTAATATACCCATCTTAACCATTACTTCTCCACGTATAGCACGTTGTATCTTCTTATCGTCCGCTTCCTTAAACTCTCTTAGATAACGTATAATATCGTTCTTCGCTTCGTTATACTCTCTTCTATTGTCTATATCAACCGTTATATAATCTCGTGTCTTTTCGGGTAACCATTTTAAAACGTCTTTCTTTTGTCGTCTAAAGAAACAAAACTTATTTAAGTAGTAGTTAAGTTCTTTTAAACGGCTCGACTTATTCTCACCTGCGCAATACCTTTCAGTAAACTTTTTATGTCCTCCAAAGTCCTCCAAACGCTCCATGATATTAAGCTGTTGTATTAAGTCCGTATTGTCGTTAACAACGGGCGTACCCGTAAGCTCTAAAACGTACTCTTTTCCTTTCGCTATACCCTGCACAAACTTACTTTGTTGTGTCTGCCTTGATTTGCACTTGTGGCTCTCATCAATGATAATCGACCGAAACAGCTTTGTGCGCTCGTCAAACTGAATGCTTCTAACCGTAAGCCGTTGCTGTTCCTTAATAGACTTTACAAAAAACTTTTTTAAGCTCTCGTAATTAGTAATAAATACCTTTGCCAACGGCTCACCGCTTCCGTTCCTCATCTCCCAAAAGCGATGCCACGTGCTTTTATTGCTATCGTCTAATATCACCGCCTCAACGTTACCAAACTTCTTAAATTCTCGTTTCCAATTCATTTTTAGCGAAGACGGACAAATGACAAGTGCTGGAAAAGCACCGCTTGCTGTTAACGTGCCTATCGCCTGCGCTGTCTTTCCAAGTCCTGGCTCATCTCCCATTATGCAACGTTTCTTCTCCAATGCGTACGCTATACCCTCTTTTTGATATTCGTAAGGTTCTAAAACCATGTTATGTGGTATCGTTAGTTTAGGCATTTCGGGTATTTCGTAACTCTCTACGGGTTCTTCGTCTGATTGCCATTGTACAGAACGGCAATAATAGTTTTTTATCGCCCATTCTGCCATTAACCTTAAATAATTGTCATCATCAGTGGACACCTCCCAAAATCTACCATCAACCCTATAACGAGCCGATGGTATTCTTTTCACACACTCTACTAATCGAGGGTGATATTTAAATTCTACTTTATAGCAATTAGGAGTTAAGGTGTAGGTCATTACGTTTGAATATCCCATAAGTATTTACACACTTTTACGGTCTTTGCTCCTTTTGCTTCTTTTCACTATTTCGTCTACATTCGTCATTGTAACGGTCACTGTTGGCACTTCTCCTGCTTCAACGTTCACTGCTTTAACGTTCACAAAGGGGTCTTCTGTTTCGTTAAAATCAATCTCGCCTTGCTTTATACCCCATTTGCGCTCCGTTACATACTGCTCCGCTTCGTATTTTAAGTTCTCTATTGCAAGTTGCAATTCAGACATAAACTCGTAACTCTCAACTTCTTCTATGCAAACATTTGGAGCATTAAGTTTTATAATACCTCCTCTGT